GTCTTTGGCAGTCACTGGAAGACTTACGTCTATGATGTCATCAGATACAACGTTGGCCCTTCTCGATCAGTCATTGTGCTGTCGCTTGCAAGGACCATTTACTTGCCTCAGGTTCTCTGTGAATTGATGATCCCAGGACTTTCTGACTTTGTCCCTGCCCGCATGCGGGTGGAGAGAGTGCGGAACTTCCTTGTTGGATCGTTTGGCCCACCCACAGACCGAAAGGTCCACATTCTGAACACCAATCAACTTGGTGCCAGACACACAGCTGTTACCCCAGAGGACTATGAGTCCTTGAGGGTTGCTTCCCTGGTCACTAGCGGAGACGTCAAGGGCAAAGAGCCAAAACTCTTGCCTTCGGACGTACAGCGCTATTTGACTAATTCTTCAAGCTACAAGTTTGCGCAGGCACAGTACTACACGCTAGCCGCATACTTTTCTTCTTCCATGATCGCTGTTGTTCCGTTGAACTACCAGTGCAAGGACGGGGTAGAGCTTGAGGAAGGGGTTGCATACAACACGCAAACTGCCAGTGGCCCAGTCCCACCCGCAGTTGCACCTGTGTCTAGTGGCAACAATGATGCACGTGCCCTGACGAAAAGGGTGACGGAGGTGCAGAACAACACGCCCTTTCCCGAAGACATTAAAGGCTATGCCGCCGAGTTTGTACACTTGGTTGTCCGCGACAACTCTGCCGGGAAATGTACGCCAATCAGCCAATGTGAGGTAGCTGAGAGGCAGTCCCGCCCTTCTCAAAAGGCGCGCAGGACAGCAGAGTCCCTCCACACGGAACTGGACACGAAAGTGCTACCAACCCAAGGCTTCATGAAGAAGGAGCCAGGGGCAAGCGTAAGTGACCCCCGTGTGATCAACACCGTCCCGACCGACCAGACGAATCGTCTGAGTAAGTACACCTATGCAGCAAAGGGCCACTTCAAAACCCGGTGCTCAAGGTGGTACTGCCCAGGAAAGACTCCAGGTACACTTGCCCAATCAGTAAGGGGTGCATTCAATGCATCCGTGAAGAGGGGTCAAGGAGCGCTGGTCGGAGGGGATTATTCTCGAATGGACGGCAGGATCTCAGTCTTTCACAGGACTGAGGTCTATGAGCCGATCATGTTGCGACTGTTTTCGGACGACTGCACTGATGAGCTGCGTACCCTCTTGGTGAGGGAGCGCAAGGCGAAGGTTTCCATGCGAAGTGGCGCCAAGACCCGAACCGTTGGAGGAAACATTTCCGGCAGTCCTTGCACTACCGACTTGAATACAACCAACGCAGCTTTCATTGAGTACGCGGCGAGGAGGCGGGCTGGGGAAGAACCAGCCGTTGCCTATGATAACCTCGGGCTCTACTTCGGGGATGATTCTCTCTTTTCTGACAGCATGCAGGCCCAAGTGCTTGGTGTTGCAACAGAAGTGGGAATGGTGATGACGATTGAGGATGAGCCGGTAGGCTCTCCGGCTGGCAGGTGTGTCTTTTTGTCTAGGGTTTACCCGGACATCAGCACATCATTGCACAGCTACCCGTGCATGGTCAGAGCCTTGTCAAAGCTCGTGACTGCAACTGTGCACAAAGGGTCCAAGCACCACGACTTGGGGATCTACCGAAAGTTGAAAGGACAGGCTAGTGCGATGATAGATGGACATGTCCCTGTCCTCGGTCCGTTTGCTCGCTTGTTAGAGAACAGTGAGAAGAGTGTGGATGCTGGGGCCTTGAAACGGATTGTGAACAACGACCGCGAGCTCCGCTATAGGCTATCAACCACAGCTCCGAAAACTGAACTCTCGCCAATGGAGTACGACCTCTTCGTCTCCAGCATTGGCAGGGACCTATCTGTACCACCGGAGGAAATATCGAGGGTCCACAACGCAATGAGTGTG